TTCGAGGCAATAGTGTCTGGGAAAACACTGCCTCAGGTTGCCAGATCTTAGCTGAGTGGCAGGCATATCAGCTTTAATCAGTCTCGGTGTACATCTACATAGCCAGTAAAGTACGCGCAGGGAATCTGAAGACTCTGGATGTTTCGCAACCACCCCTCCGTCACCTTAGTGACACCCCAAATCCTGACTGTGCAACAAACATCAAAAATTTTTAAATAGCTTTTGCGACATGGCCACAACCGACAGATCAAACGTTACCTTGCAAAACTTTAAAAATTGTGTTGATTTTGATGTGCAACCTGTTCACACCGCGCCTACCAAGCGTGGACAACGTGGGCAGTGGCGCCGGCGTGCGAGTGCATCCGGCAGGACTCTTGGAAGCGGCGAGCTTCGCGAGTGTGAGGTCCTCCGAGAGGACCACCACGCTCGTAATATGCTCGCAGCTGAAAAGAGTAGGGAGAAGGAAGCCAAAGCTGATAAGAAGTCGTTCCTGCTGAGGGGTCACACTGGTGGTGACTTTAACTACCTCAGGGGAAGCGAACGAATTGAAGCGATGGCGCGTCAGGCGCTTTCGAATCGCGGGCCTCATTTTTCACGCAAACAATGGCAAGCGAGGAAGGAAGTGTTTGGCGACTCTCCCAAAGGCCCTTTTAATCCCTGGGACTTAGAGATAGCGCATAGATCTCCTGACGGTTCATTTAACGTCAAGAGTGCGGTCGCCAGGTTCAAGCGTACGGGGGATTTGCCCGACTTCCCAGTTGAATTTGCTCAAGGCGCTTGTGGCAACGGCATCGATGCTGGAGCCCTCAAAGGCATGATTAGAGCAATGCTGTTGAAGTCCGGAGTGGAGCCCAATCCAGGTCCACCTACGCATGGAGTTAACAAGTCAAGTCGCACTATGCCGTTCAGGGCATTCAATGCGGAGACTATGATCAACCAGTACAGAGCGGGGGTCCATATTCCATATGTGGATCCGGCGTGGCTCAGATTGATCACTGTGAGAAAGGGGGCGCAGCGGTCGTGGGCGGCCATCATTCAGATGATGCAGGCGAGGTCGGGGGACATCGAGAAGAACCCTGGACCTGGAAAGGCGCCCGCGGCGGCTAGTAAAAAGCCTTTGAAAGTTCAGAAACCAGTGGATAGGCGCGCCGAGCTGTCGAGTTTGTTGGGGAGGTGCGGGTGCGATATGGAACTGACCATTGGTATGTTTGAAGAGTACAATGGAAAGTTGCCCGCGCTCGATTATGACAAACTTTGCATGCAGTTCAAGGCGCAGAAGTTCAAAGGTCAGGACCAGGGGTTTGTCGAAGCCTGGTTCTGGAAGGTGATGTGTGAGCGGGCGGCGGGCTCTGAGGCGTTCACTCAGGAATTCGCGATTCCTGAGTTCACTGATGCAGAGTTAGCGCGGTATTTTCCGAAGAGGCGCGAACGCAGCAAGGAGCAGTCAGATAGTGGGTCGGTCAGCCCAGGTGCACCGGTGGCACCTCAGGCTTTGCTACCCCCGCATTCTGAAACAAATGCCCCCGCGAAGGAGAAGAAAGGTGTGCCCTCGTCTAGTGTGTCGCCTATGCAGGATGACGAGGGGGAGAAGAAGCAGGTGCCAGCCGCCGCATCTTCTCCTAGTCTTAGCGTTGAGGAGGTACCAGATGCCCCGAGCGCTTCGGCTACGCCCCCGATGAAGAAGAGTAGGGTGGTTCGGCATCCCCTACTAGAAGAGCCAACGAGTGTCTACCCCTTCCCGTGGCGGGAGAAGAAGACGCTGCCCGCGCGCCTGGCGGAGTTGGCCGAGTCAGTGCTGAGCTCTTCGTTGGTACCGTGGGTTTTGGGGGCGCTGGGGATTGAAGCAAAGCCCCGGGCAGAGCCCGACCACGGTGACTGGGAGGCACTGGGAGCCGAATGGTGGGAACGTTTAGAAGAGTCAGCGTCATTGATCTACGCTGACGCGCCGCATCCAGTGGAGAGACTGCTGGCTGACACTAAGTCAGCACTCAAATCTCCGCCCGCGCATGATTGTTCAGTGCGTGGGTACTACGGGCGCTTCGGCCACCTAGAAGAGCGAGACGCGGTTCGTCTCAAGTGTGAGCGTGCAATGTGGCTGACCGCCCCGAGCATCTTCTGGCCTGAAGGCTCGGACATGGTGGTTCCTGCAAAGGCGGACGTTAGTAGGGGTTATGCCCTCTGTCGCGACGGTCAAGAGAATGCCATCAACAGAGCGCTTGTGCCCGAATTCTACGACGTTGCGACCTGGGCCCTACAGCGGAGGTGGGCTCGCACAAAACCAGGTGTCGTGTGCGTGCGCAGCGGAGGGCTGCGGTACTTCGCCCAATCTACTAAGGACGAGCGCATACTGGTGGGAAGGAACGCAGAGCGCCTTGACACTGATCACATTGTCGAGGTTGAAAAGGTTTCTGTCACCCACAATAGAGGAGGCCTGTTGTACAGGCTCCTCAGGTTCATCTGGCCACATTTGTACACTGAGACAACCGAGTACCACCACGTGACCTCCATGACGTTGGTGGTGATTGAGAAGGGGGAGCCCGCAAAGGCGATAAATGCCAAGATGGCATGGGCGGGCAAATTGAACTTAGATTCGGCGGCACAGGAGGCTGCCACCACCGGTGCTACAGTGGTGGCGCGGCTGTATGCCATCAAGGCGAAAGCCTTGGTGGCAGAGCAGCCGCTGGACTAAGTTACTCTGTGGGCGTTAGGGTCGAGGACGGGGTGCTGCCTAGCATCACCTCCGAGGTGGACGCGGGTTACAAAGTGCAGTTTTGTAGCCATGGCGCAGCCAAGGAGGCGGTTGTGGATAGAGAGCCTATGGCAAGGTTACTCCATCCACAGCTAGATGCTACGTCAGTCATCACGCTCGACGCTAACGACCCGCAGACGCAAGTGGCAGGCATGAAGAAGAGGCTCCTAAGAAAGTTGCCTGCCCCGGACAATAAGTTGCTCGTTCGTCTAAAGAACTTCGTCCGTAATTATGTTAAAAGACATTTGAAGCCACTCAACGAGGAGCCTGATTTTGACGAGTGGTTAGAACGTGGTAGTTGGTCTCAGAGCCAAAAGCAGCAGATGAAGGACTACTACGAAAATGTCATGCGGAGCACTTTGCCCAGTGCCAAAAGTTGTGCTGGGGTGGCGCCTTTCATCAAACGGGAGGCGTACCCCGAATTTAAACATGCTAGATGGATCAATGCGTCTAACATGAAATTTAAAATTGCTTCGGGCAAATGGTTCCACGCTATGGAGAAGGAGGTGTATGGGGACGAGGATCATGAGGGCTTGAGGAATCCGGCAGGTAACCCGTGGTTCATCAAGCATGTACCGGTGCAGGAAAGACCGGCTATGATCGCCGAGCTGGAGGGCTATGGAAGTAGGTACCTCAACTCGGACTTCACCTCGTTTGAGGCATCATTCACGAAGGAAGTGATGTCCTCGTTGGAGTTGGTCCTGTATCGACATATGTTGTCACATTTTCCAGCCGTGAGGAATCTGATATGCGATACGTTGTCAGGGGTCCGCGGGGGCACCACCAGAGTCGGCGTCAGCTTTGAAAGAGAGGCTGGGCGCATGTCTGGTGATGGTTGCACCAGCCTTGGCAATGGCTTCTCCAACTTGATGTTGTGGCTGTTCTGGGCAGAGGTGAATGGCACAACGGTCTGTGGTCATGTCGAAGGGGATGACGGGATCATGGCCACGAATGGGGCTGGGTGGCCCCACGAACAAATGTCGAAGCTGGGCTTTGACATTAAGTGTCAGGAGTTTAACCACCCTTTGGAGGCATCTTTTTGTGGGATCGTGTGTGGGCCGGACTTGCAGATTGTCCGAAACCCGTTCGAAACCATCCACAAGTTCTCGTGGAGCCTCAC